ATTATCATTTTCGTTCGCGGTAACGGCGCTTACATCCCGGTAACTCCACTCTTCTATCCTGCCTGTCGATCCTTGTTCTACCCCGTCAAATGTACATTAGAGTCACTGTCAAATGTACATTTGGTGGAGTAGCCCGGTACTGCCCCGGGGTCCAGCTCAGTCGTCAAATTGCTTCAACGTTACAATACTATTTATACACTACCATTTGGGCATTGTCAAGAGTTTTTTTTGACTTCGAACAGCATCCATTAATCTTGCAAGCTGTTTTGTAGTATCATATGGATTATTTTGATGGTGTGTGCTGCGCCATTGTGTGCTGTCGTTACACTGCTTTGAAAATTCTTTGTGTAGTAGTTGATCTAAATAATCTAAATCATGTTCGCTAAGTTGCGCTATTTTTGAAGTGACCATATCTTTCCTCCCAGGCACGTTCGAACTGTTCTTCATAATCACTGAGAGGCGCACCATTACATCCATCTGCCCATAAGCGTCTAAAGTAACTGTCTGCGCAACTCATAACTGTTTGTGGATTAGCTTCAAGATGACCTTTGACCATAAAGAATATTCTATATTCTTCTTTTAAATCGCTAGCGTCAATAACTTTTAGCATTGTAACCTTTCATTGCTGTGGTAACATTTGTATTTACTTAAAAACTAAATGCTGGCGCTAACATCATTCTTTAAAGGTACCAAAATAAGATTTAGCATCTTCTGGAATGACTTTAGTAGGTCTTAGTTTTCCTGCAAGAGTAAATGTTTTAAACCAATCTTTAATTTTATAAAGTTTTGTTGATTCACGTCTAGCAAGTCTTTCTAATTCTGGAGTAGGCTCAGTTACAACTAACTCAACTGATTCCATATCAGGAGTAATAAATGTAACCATAGCTAACGGATCACCTTTTTTAATCACATACTCTTTATTAGAATTTGGAGTAGTAAAGAATGTATAATGCCATGCTCGTAACCAGTTGTAAATATCCATCATGCCTAACATCATATTTGGCATAGGACTATTAGGATGAGGCCAAAACATAACTTTAGTACCTGGTGTATCAGTAGCAAACATTATGTCACCTGCTATCATTTGTACAGTACCGTTTTCGTATATAACACTATGATTGACTGCTTCGCTATCTCGAATATGCCAGTCTTGATCGATTCCGGTATCTTTTTTATGAAAGCTAATTGTTCCATTATCAAGTATTATAAATCTAAAATCTAATGGACTTATGTATTCAAAAGTATTTTGTCTAGCTATTTTTGTAATAGGACATATACTTGCACCATCTGTTACTCCGCCATATAAAGCTTTTGATGTTACTTTGCGTAACATAGGATGTAATAGATCACTATTAGGATATCTGTATTCACCTGCTACAGGTGCTACTACTGCAACTTTTATTTTTTTCATTTACATTGAAGACTTTCGTTCTTGTATTTCTTTACGTCTTTCTTTTATTAATTTAGTCATATCAAGCAATGCTTTTCTTGCTCTTGGCGCGGCTGCTTTGATACCTTTATCTTCAAATAATTCAACTTCCTTACAATAATATAAGAAAGTTGCTTTTAATTCTTCGTGCAAGTTATTTTCCATAACTATGTTGCCCTGTAACTAGATTATATATTTCTTTCCAGTTTTGTACTGTTTTAGCGTTTCCTGTATAATTTTGATTAAAATTATGATTTATTAACACAGAATTTAAACCAAACTGTAATCCACAATCTGCGTTCTCAGGCTTATCTTCGATCCACCAACATCCTGTTCCTTGATATTTTACAAGTTCATCATCTTTATCTGCACCTGTGTCTAAGTAAATATATTTTTCAAATGCAGTATCTCCAAATAACTCACGTAAATTCTTTGTACGCAGATGACATGCATATTGATCAGTACTTAAACTAGTAATGGCATGAAAAATATATCCATGTTCTTCGTGTAATTTACGGATGTATTTGATAGCATCACGCAACGGAGGAAGTTTTCGAATAGCTGCACTTTCGTTAAACATTCGAACTAAACGTTTTGCTTCTTTCGGATCTAAACTATACTTGAGCTCCATTTGATATTGACTGTTATCTATAATTTCATAGTCATGACGTGACATCCATTGATCAAAAGCGTACACCCAGTCAAGGATAACACCATCGCAGTCTGTCAATATAACTTTATTTTTCATATTTGCCTCTCTAATTGCCTATTGTGTTCTTATTATAACATAAACATTAGATAGTGTCAAGTTTTATTAGCCAGCAAATACATTTGGAGATCCTGCAGCAACACTTGTACAAGCTGTAACTGCATCACCAATCCTGCCTGCACCTTTGTTGTTACAAAATACAGTTGTAGATCCTGTAGTAATAGGGGCTGCATGAGTAGGACACGGACTACCAGGAAGTAAGTGTCCAGTATTGTTATCTCCTTGCCTACTCCAAGGAATATTATTTACAAACACATTAGGTGAGCCTTGGGCTCTTGTCATTCCTGAGCAGTGAGGTACATCTGCATCGCCGATTCTAGTTGCTGCGGGCACGTTCTATCTCCATTAATTTTTCTAAACGAGCAGGCCATTGTTCTATTTCATCATGCTGCTCTTCAGTATGTGGAGGCTCAGGTATTTCTGGTAAAAACTTTATCACATGATCGAAGTCTAAAGGAATAGAGTCATAGTCAGTATAAGTTTCTAACTGATTATCCCTTAAGACTATAAATTCGTGTGCCATACATTACCTACGCCATTTGTATGCCTGTTGTACTAGAAACATATTGTTTAGCCATCTCGTTATCTGTTTTATGAACAAACATCATACTAGTTTTATTTAGTTTGACTTTTGAGTCTGGATGAATTGTAAATGCAAACGGACCTAGTCCTACACCTTGTCCAGATGCCATAATAGCCATAGGTTTTTGAACCGTAATAGTATTTGTATCTTCTTCAACAAAGCGGGCAACAATTTCTTCACCTGCATTTGTTTTTAAAGTAATAGTTTCATTTGCTTTGTATGGAGCTTCGATAATCATAACGTGTGTCCTGTTCCTGTAAAGTTTGTATCTTCAATATATGCTGTAAATTGTTCGTAGCCGCCTACTTTAAGACCATTAACTACTATCTGTGGAAATGTACGTGCTTCTGGAAACTCTGCAAGCACTTCTTCTCTGTCAAAATCTTTTCCAAGTTCTCTGTATTCAAAATCATATCCACGCCGTTCGCATAATGCTTTTGCTTTAGTGCATGATGGACATGCTGGCTTTCCCCATATAAAAATCATAAGCTGAATCCTTTAAATGTGTCTTCCGAAACATCTTGTTTTGTGCCACCATTTACATAAGAACTAATCTCTGTTTCTTGCGGAGCAACTTGCACTTCAGCACCACTAATCCATTTCTGTGTCCATGGAAGCGGGTTGCTTTTTGTGTTGTATGGCGACTTCAAATTGACATTTGTCATACGACGAGTACAAATAAATTCAATGTACTGTCCTAATAGTTCTGTATTCAATCCAATCATTGATCCGTCTTTGAACAAATACTCTGCCCATGCTTTCTCTTGATCAACTGCATCAACAAACATCTGAATACACTCTTCTTCTGTTTCCTCAGCAATCTTAATAAAGTCTGGATCATCTTTCTTTAGAAGTTTGAGCAACATCTGTGTCGAAGCAAGATGTAGATTTTCGTCTCTTGCAATCAACTTAATGATCTTAGCATTGCCTTCCATTTTCTTTAGTTCAGCAAACGCCCATGAACATGCGAAGCTCACATAAAAACGCACACCTTCAAGAATGTTAACACTCATTAGTGTAAGCCATAGTCGTCTCTTTAATTCATAAAGATCTACTTCAACTGTCTTACCATTTACTTTGTGTTTGCCTTCACCTAGAAGATTATAGTATGCACTCATTTCAATCAATTCATCATAGTATTTTGAAATGTCTTCTGCACAATCTACAATAGGTCCGATAGACATAAGCTCGTCGAAGATTTTAGATGGATTTGTATAGACATTACGGATGATATGCGTATAAGAACGTGCATGAATTGTTTCACTAAACGTCCATGTTTGGATCCAGTTCTCAATCTCAGGTAACGAAACAATAGGAGTGAATGCTTCTACAGGTGCTCTACCTTGTACTGAGTCTAGTAAGATTTGACGCTTTAGATTTGACGTAAAGATATGTCGCTCGTGTTCTGTAAGAGCTTTAAAGTCTTTAGCATCTTGATAGATATCTACCTCTTCCGGTCTCCAAAAGAAACCTAGCTGCTTATCTGTCAGCTGATCAAATTGCTTATATTTTAGTGTGTCGTAACGTTGGATTGTAGGCCCGCCGCTCGGGTCCAAGAAAGCTGTAACTTTTGTATGATCGACCCTATTTTCTACGTCAAAAACGCTCATGTGTGTATCCTCTTTTATATCTATAGTTGAATATAACATGCCCTTGCGAGCATGTCAAGTTTTAAATTGTGCAACTCTCGCACTCTTCGTCATCAACAACATGATAACCATTTACCTGGTGACCATTAGTTTCAGGTTCAGCTGCTGATGCTGTCATTTTATCTGTATCAAGTTCGCCTTGACCATCATATGTATTAAAGTAATATAATTGTTTGCCGCCTAGTTTATAGAACATCAACAAGTGTTGTAACATAACACTCATAGGAATCTTTTCATCTTCGTAGAATGTTGGGTTGTAACTTGTATTAACTGAGATACCTTGGTCAATGTACTTTTGTAACACTGCCATGATCTTTAAGTAACCTTCTGGCGACTGTTGATCCCATAGTAGATCATACTTGTTCTTTAGTCTTTTGAACTCAGGTACAACTTGCTTTAACACACCATGCTTTGATTGCTTTACACTGATAAGCGAACGTGGCGGCTCGATGCCGTTAGTTGCGTTTGCAATCTGCGCACTTGTTTCACTCGGCATAAGTGCCATTAGTGTTGAGTTACGAATGCCTGTTGCTTTTAGTTGCTCACGCAATCCTACCCAGTCCTGACGTTCAACGTGCGGAATAATTTCATCTAATGCTTTTGCATATGTTTGATTTGGTGTAATACCATGTCCGTATTTTGTTTCCATTACACCACTAGGTGCACCTTGCTCTGCTGCTAGGTCAGCACTTGCTTTAATTAAATAGTACGACCATGCTTCTGCATACTCATCTATTAGTGCAAGTCCATCTGCATCAATGCCTTGATATGTAAGATCGTGTTTGGCTAGGAAATATGCAAAGTTGATAATACCAATGCCCAACGGACGGCGTTTCTCTGTAGATAATTGTGCTGCTACAATCGGATAGTTCTGATAAGACAGCAATGCATCTAATCCGCGAACTGCTAAACGTGCTACTTTTTCAAAGTCACTCGGCTGTTTAATGTTACCCCAGTTGATAGCACTTAGAGTACATAAACTAATCTCACCTTCTGGATCATTGAGATCAGTTAGTGGCTTTGTCGGCAAGTCAATTTCTGCACATAGGTTTGATTGTCTAATAGGTGCAACATCAGGAAGGAAGCTACCATGCTCGTTTGCATTGTCTACGTTTTGTAGATAGATACGACCTGTGTTCTTACGCTCCTCCATAAAGCTGCTAAACAAATTTGATGCTTTAACTGTTTTCTTACGTAGCTTTGTATTACGTTCTGCTGTTTCATATAACCTACGGAATTCGTCTTGATCT